TCACGACCGCATTCCCTTGCGGGGATCGTAGCCGGAGGGCGGCGTCCAGGTTTCCAGGAAATCCCGGAGTGCCTTGTCACTGGCCGGCAAGGCCACCATCAACCGCACCAGCTGATCGCCGCGCTTGCCCTTGGCTGTTGCAAATCCGCGGCCGCGCAGCCGCAACAGCGTCCCGGAAGACGAGCCCGCGGGCACCTGCAGATCCACAGGTCCGTCGATCGTCGGTACACGCACCTTGGCGCCCAGAGCGGCTTCCTTGACGGAGATCGGCAGTTCCAGCCGCACATCATCGCCCTCGCGGGAGAAATATTTGTGCTCGGAGACTTTCACTTCGATATAGGCATCGCCCGCCGGACCGCCCGCCGCCGATGCTTCGCCCTGCCCGCGCAGGCGCAGGACCTGGCCATCGGCCGCACCGGCCGGCACGGCGACTTCCAGCTTGCGGCCATCGGGCAGCACGACGCGATGCTTGCCGCCCTGGGCGGCCTGCATGAAATCCACCGTCAGCGAATAGCGCACATCGGCCCCCTTGCGCGGCGGAGGCTGGCGCGTCTGCGTGCCGAAATCGGTGAACAGGTCGGAAAAGATATCGCTGAAATCGGCGCCCTGGTGGCGCGACTGGCGGAAGTTGAAGGGGCGCCGCCCGCCGGCGCCGGCCGCGCCGCCCATTCCGGCACCGAATCCGGCCCGCGCAGCCGCATCGTATTCGGCGCGCTTTTCCGCATCGGACAGGAGTTTGAAGGCCTGCGAGACCTTCTTGAAACGCTCTTCCGCATCCTTGTTGCCCGGATTGGCATCGGGGTGCAGCTCCTTGGCGAGCTTGCGGTAGGCCTTGCGGATCTCCTCGGCCGAAGCGGTCTTGGAGACGCCCAGCGTCTTGTAGGGATCGTCCATGCTTCCTGTTACCACACCGGTCGGGGTCTACACGCCTTTCATGTAAGCGGGTTTGCCCCGGTTCGCAAAGCCACCTCACAGGTCGAGGCTCAGCGACACCGTCTCGCCGGGGCCATATCGGTCCGACACCTGTGCAACATTGACAGTGAGCGCGTCCGGACGCCCGCCGAATGCAGTGTCGATGTCCGCCAGCGGCACGGACAGGACGGGTGCGCCGGCATCCAGGTCCAGCGCGGTTTCGCCGCCTGCCGACAGCGTGATGCGGTAATGTTCGAAAATCTCCCCCAGCGGTACATCGCCGGCCGCCCAGCTGTCCCCGCCGATACGCGTCTGCCGGATCCAGGCCAGCTCGAGTGCGTCATCCGTCCGGCGCGCGCGCAGATGGACCGGCGACAGGGGCCGCAGATGCCGCTGCTGCGGCACGAATTCCACCGTCCGCGCCTGGCTGTGATGCACCGGCAGCCCGTCAGGCACGGCGGTAACGGACAGCGGCACACCGGTTTCGTGCACGGCGACAGGCAGGACATCGCTCACGCCAGCCAGCACAACAACCTCGCTTCCCGCCGCATGATCCAGGCACCGGCTTCCGTCGAGGCCGCGCAGCAGCGTGCGCACACGCCAGGTCTGCGGCGAGACGAGTTCGGCATCGGCAAAGGCGAGGATTTCCCACGCCCCGTCAGCCCCCGCGATCGCGATCCGGTTGCCGCCGGACAGCACGGTTTCGGGCGGCAGCGCGGCGAGCGTGCCCGAATAAAGTTCGATCCCCGCCGTGTTCGCCCGGTCCCAGCGCGCGAGCGGTCCGGCCGGCAGATCGTCGGTGAGAACACCGATCCGCGCCGGCTGGCGGCTTTCCGCCCGGGCGGCACCGCCGGCATGATAGACGATCCGCCCCGGCCAGGGTTCGGCATGGGCCGCCAGCAAAGGCCCGGCCCGCGTCTCGGCACCGGCAACGAGGGGAATATCCAGCACCGCGAGCAGTGGCCGCGAGGGCGGCACCGGACCGGGCGTATCGACACCGCTCGCGGCACCGCTCACCGCCGCCCGGCGCAGGGAGGGCGCGCAGGCCCGGGTCTGGCGAACATCGCCGCCATCGAGCGAAAGCACCTGCAGGGCCTGCGTGTCGAGCCGAACCATATCGCCCGCTTCAACAGCCAGCGCCGAGGGTGGCAGGCTGAAACCGCTCACCGGTGCCTGATGCGCGAGATCGGCCAGCACCGCGCTGCACCAGCTGCGCGCCAGTCCGGGATCGGCAACAACGCAGACCTGCTGCGACAGGGTCGTCACCGTGCCGAAAGCCTCGCGTACCGAGACCCGGCCCGGCCGGTAGGCGGCCGTGTCGTCGAAAAAGCCCAGCGCCACATCGCGCGGCAGCTCGGCCGGTGGCAGCGCGGTCCACTGCCGGTCACCGTCCGGTCCCGCCACAGGCTCGGCGAGCGCGAAGACCGGACCGGAACGCCCCGCCGACACGAAATGTATCCCGTCCGCGCGTTCGAACACACCGAAGCCCAAGAGGCCGGAAAGCGGTTCCAGCGCTGCCCGCATACTCATCGGCCGGTCGACCGTATAGCCGGAGACCAGATCGTCCAGCGCCGACACGTCGGGCGCCGGCATGACGGCTGCGTCGGCCAGCTCGGTGACGATGCCCGCCACCGGCACCTGGCCGGCGCGTCCGTTGAGCCAGTGGCCGCGCTCCCAGTTGGGGCCGTCCGACCAGATATCGGTGCGCGTCGGAAAATCCGGCCACGGCCGGGCGTCCCATGTCCATATGTGGATCAGGTCCGGATCGACCATCGGCCCGCCATAGACCGGCGAGACAGGATTGTTCGCCCCCGCTTCCCAGTGCGACAGCAGCGCCTCCAGATAGCGGCGCTGCATCAGGTCGTCGCGTGTGCCGGTGGAGTGCCAGGGCAACGCGCTTTCATCGCTCTTGGGATCGAGAAAGACATTGGGCCGGTTCGCACCGAGATCGACGGCGGGGCACCCCACCTCCGTCAGCCAGATCGGTTTGGAGCGCGGCACCCAGCCGGTCGCGGCCGCCGCACGCACGCCGCCGGGCCGGTCATGATGCGCATTCGACCACCAGCCGTGCAGATCCTTGAACCGCCAGACCCAGTCCTCACCATAAGCGCCGTCAGCGATCGGTGTGCGGATCTGGTTTTCGCGATCTGTTTCAGAAGCATAATACCAGTCATACCCCTCACCGCCGGCCACGCCCGCGGCGAGATAGTCCGGATCGTGAGGACCGGCCGCGATGGCGGCATCCGCCTCCTCCCCGCTGCCGGTCCAGTCGCTCAGCGGCACATACCAGTCGATCGCCACAGCGCTGATCGCCGGGTCGCTCCACAACGGATCGAGGTGAAAGACCTTCGAGCCGCCGCCGGGCTGGTGACCGTGATACTCGGTCCAGTCGGCGGCATAGGACAGGCGCACACCACTGCCCAGCAAGCTGCGCGCCTCCCCCGCCAGATCGCACAGCGCATCGACGGCGGGGTACTGGCCAGCGGCATCGCGCAGCGTGGTCAGCCCCACCATTTCAGAGCCGATCAGGAAACCGTCCACCCCGCCGGCGGCCTTCGCCAGGGCGGCGCAATGCAGGATGAAGCGCCGGAAACGCCACTCGGCCGGCCCGGCATAGCTCACCGCCTCTCCCGAGACCGAATAATCCCCGGCCGCAGCCGTGCCGAAGAAAGCGGCGACGTCGTCGGCAGCATCAGGACTGCCATCGGGCCCGGATATCCGGCCGCGCCAGGGATAGCCGGGCATGTCCATCAGGATGAAGGGATAGAGGGTGACGGCATAGCCGCGGTCTTTCAGGTGCCGGATCGCGGCGATGACGGAGGCATCGTCCGGCGTGCCACCATAGACGGGACGGCCATCGGCCTGCGAGATCAGGTGCGCGCCGGCCCGTCCGGTCCCGGCGACCGACCAGTCCAGCGGCCGCGTGACCTTGTCGCGCGTCTCCACGCCCGGACGGATCTCGCAGACACCGCAGTCAAGGCTGGTGCCAAACCAGGCGACGACCAGCTGTACCGACCGGCAGGCCGGCAGATCGCGTTCCAGATCGTCCAGCGCAGCGACGATATCGGTCAGGCCGCGGCCATTATGGGCATTCTCGGCGGCCTCATGCCCCGGCCCCAGTTCGCGCATCACCGGTTCGACGGCATAGGCGAACTCGCCCGATCCGGGGATGAGATTCACCGCCCGCACCTGCCGCTCCAGACCGGCACCACGCACGGGACGGAAGACCTCGAAGGAGAGATTGGGGATGCGATTGCCGAAGGCGTCGAGCGGCCAGTCCTCCATCACCGCATAGGCCGTACCGCGGAAAGCCGGCGCATCCGCGCCCTCGACCGTCTGGATCAGCGCATCGGGCGCCTGGTCCTCTGCCCCGGTGTGCACGCGGACCGGATAGCGCGACCGGTCCAGCAGGGTGCCATTGGCCCAGAGCCGGCCGATGCCGGAAATCTCTCCCTCGCACAGGCCGACGGCAAAGGAGATGGAATAGCTGTAGTCCGTGCGCGTCGGCCCGCCCTTGCCGCCACCGCTCTCGCTACGGTGCTCTGAAAAGCGCGACGCCCAGATCACCTGGCCGGCGATCCGCCCCCGCCCCCAGATCCGCGCCATCGGCGCACCATCGGTCGAGGTCTGCACCGGCAATTCGCTCAGCCGCGGCCCTTCACGATGCGGGGCGAACAGCGCGCCCACCGCCGCATTCGCCGCCGTCGAGGCCAGCGCCGGTGCCAGCGCCTGCACCCCGTTCAGCGCGGCCTGCCCGGCCGTCACAACAAGTTGCGCCATGGGTTTCGTGTCCTTGAATGGAGTGAAGGGGCCAGCAGGGTGTCCTCCCCCTCATCCGCCCTTCGGGCACCTTCTCCCCCGGGGAGAAGGGGTTTTCGATGCCAGACACGGATGGAACTCCCTCTCCCCTGGGAGAGGGCCGGGGAGAGGGGGAAATCCCGGTGCCGGCCGTGAAAGCTCAGCCAAACACCCGCTCGGCCAGCGACCGCGTGGGCCCCTCAGTCTCGCATTCGGGAAAGGCGAAGGCCGCCACGCAGCGCCGCTGCCACCAGGGCGACAGGGCGGTCTCGGCAACCGCCCGCCCCCAATAGGCATGGATGATGCGGTCGCGGGCGGAGAGGATGGCGCAATGCTTGGCGGGACCAGCGAGATCGGGCCGGAAGAGGAGGACATCGCCGGGCCGCGCGGCGGCGCGGTCGATCTCCACGAGATGCCGCATGGCCGCACCGCGCAGGGTTTCCTCGCCCGCCAGCTCGGCCCAGTCCGGCGTATAGGCCGGCACGCTCTCCGGCTCGGCTCCATAAAGCGCCCGCCAGACACCGCGGATCAGGCCCAGACAATCGCACCCCGCCCCGCGGCGGCTAGCCTGGTGGCAATAGGGCGTTCCCAGCCAGGTCCGCGCCTCTTTCAGCACCTGCGCCCGGCTCATGACGCAAGCCCCCGCGACCCGCCATCGCGGACCGGTTCGCTGGCGGGCGAGGCCTGCAGCATGTCATTGCCGACCATGTAGGGAAAACCGCGGAAATTCAGCGTGTTGGCAAACCGGTCGCGACACGTGGCAAAGCGCTTGTCGCAGCCCAGCGCAAAACCGCCATGCCCCGCATCGACGCCGCAGCGCGCATCGCCCAGCTCCGCATCGCAGCGGCGGGCAAACACCCGGCCGGTCATCGTCTCCAGCCGGTGGGCCGGGCCCAGCAGATCCGCCTCGAACCGGCCGTCGCGGCAGCGGATCTCGCCGAGCTCGCCCTGAGCGGTACGTACGAAAGTCTCCGGCGCCGACCAGTCGACCCGCAGGATATCCACCTGCGCCCCGGACCACAGCCCGGCCTCCAGATCGGCCTGCGTCACCGTCTCCGCATCCAGCGCGCCGGCAAGCCCGGTCTGGCCCGGCGCAAACCCGGCCGTGCACTCGCGATCCGCCCCGCCAAAGCCGGACCCGGCCAGGAAAACCAGCCCGTCCACGGTCAAATCGCGATCGTGATCGGTAAAGCCGAACACCGCCCCGTCCCGGCGCGTCACCCGCCAGCACCAGCACAGCGTCGTCACCCCCGAAGCCAGCGCGGCCTCGAGCGCAGGGGAAAGCGTGAGCATGGGATGTCCTTTCGGAAGGGGCCGCGGCGGTGTCTTTCCCCTCATCCGCCCCTTCGGGGCACCTTCTCCCCGGGGAGAAGGGGTTTCTTGATGCCGGACACGGATGGAACTCCCTCTCCCCCGGGAGAGGGTTGGGGAGAGGGGGAAAACACCGTCGCCGGCGATGACGCCTAAATCAGCTCCACCAGCGGCACATGCGGCACGGCCCCTGCCCCGATTGTGTCGAGGGCGATGTCGAGGCGGTCGGTGTCGAAGCGGACCGGGCAGTCGAAGGCGAAGCCGGCGGTGATCACGGCGCCCGGTGCGGGCGGGGTATCGAAGGTGATAAGGCCGGTCGTATGATCGGTCGTGACGGGCGTTTCCACACCGTCGATGGCAGCGCGCACCGATCCCTCGACCGGTTTCGCGATGGTGCGGGTCCAGCTCTGCGCGCCGCTGGCATAATGCTTGACCAGCTGGAAGTCCGTCCGTTCGCCATCGCCCGTCCCCAAGACCTGGTCGGCCGGGGATGGCTGGGCCGAGGGCGCGCAGGAGCGGTTGTCCAGCGGATCGCGGAAGCGGAAACCGTGCAGCCGGCCCTGACGCGCCTCGAAGAAGGCCAAGAGGGTGTGGATATCGTCCAGCGAGGCGATGCCCGGCCCGGCATCCCAGCGGCGGCGGGAATTGGCCCAGGGCGAATTGCGTTCCTCGCGGCCGGACACCAGCGTGACGATCTCGGTACGCCGTTCCGGCCCGCCCGATGCGCCCAGCCCGATGGCGAAGGGAAAGCGAATCTCGTGAAACGCGCTCATGACCAGCGGCTCCCCCGGGCGACGGCCCGCGCCAGTGCCCGCGCGATACGGGTCTGCGAGCCCTCGACGGCCCGCACGTCACCACCCGGCGGCAGGACAAGATTGACGGTGACATTCGGCGCACCGGCCGGGCCGATCTCGCCGGCACTGGCGGGCGTGAACAGCTCCGGCCCACGCTCGCCCACCAGATAGGCGCCGCCCGGTGTCACCGGTCCGCCCCCGGCGCGCGCGCCGAACAGGTCGAGCCCGGACAGGGCACGATTGATGGCGCCTTCCAGCGGTTTTTCGATCAGCTGTTCGGCCGCCAGCCGCGCCAGATCGCGCAGGATGGCATCGGTCATGCGGGAAAAACTGGTCTCGCCCGAGCGCGCCGCCCGGCCCAGCGCCTGTTCGATGGTCTCGCCCGTGCGTTCGAAAGCGGCGGAAATGGCATCGGCCGCCTGGCGGGCAGGCCCGTCGGCCAGCGTCTGCAGGGCCTCGCCGGCCCGGTCGGAATAATCGGTCATGATGAAGGGTCCGGATAGCGTTGAAGAAGGGCATTGAGCGCCGCCCGGTCGAGCGCCGGCGCGGCGCCGCCGGTCAGGGCGCGCCATTCCGCCAGGCTCAATTGCCAGAAGGCCTGCGGCGTCAGGCCCAGCCGCACGGCCAGGCGCAAGGCGGCCGGCCAGTCCATGGCGCCGGTCACGCGCCCGCCCGTTCGAAACAGGCCGCGACGGCGCCGGCGGCGGTCTCCATGTCCAGCGGCAGCGCGCGGATCTCGCGGGCCGTGAGCGTCGACCCGCCGCCACGCATCAGCGCGCCCAGCACAGCGAGAAGACGGGTCGCCGTCATCGGCGCGCCATCGGCGCAGATCGCCTCGATCTCGGCGAGCGCACCCAGGGTGAGACACAGGAGATGCGTCTCGCCGCCGGCCACCAGTTCCACCTCGCTGCGCACGGGATTGGCCATCTAGAGCGCCTCGAAGGTGAGCGCCCCGGCCGAGGCCAGGGTCATCGCCCAGGCCGCCTCGCCATCATGACGGCCGGAATAATCCAGGCTCGCCACCAGGAAGGGGCCGGTGATGGTGCCGAAGCCCGGGATCATCAATTGCCAGTCCCGCGCCGCCTGGTCGAAAAAAGCCTGGCGCACCTGGGCGTCTGCGGCCGCATCGACGAAAACGCCCGCGCCGGAGACCGAACAGGATTTCACCCCCGCCCCGGCCAGCAATTCGCGCCAGCCATCGGCACTGTCGGCATGGGTGACATCCACCGTCCGCGCATTCAGCGAGATCGTCTTCATGCGCAGTCCGGCAGCCGCGGCAAAGGCCGGCGGCTCACCGCCATCGCCGATCCGCAACAGGACATCGCGCCCGGATTGGAGGGTCATCAGCATATCTCCACTACGTCAGAAATCTGTTTTCCCCGGACCTGTTCCGGGGCCTCGTTGAGGCTGAAAGGCAATTTCCGGCAGGCCCCGGAATGCGCTTCGTTTATCCGGGGAAACCGGGTTCGGAGCCTGTCATCCCGCCCGCCCCATCACCGCTTTCAGGCGGATCAGGCCGCGGCGGATATCGGTGTCGCGCGTGGCGAAGACATCGCTGTAGGCGGGCAGGAGCGAGAGGAGTGTCCAGGGTTCCGGCAGGTCGACATCGAGCCCGGCCAGGGCCGTGCGCAGCGGGCCGAGAAGCCCGGCGGGATCGGCATCGCGGCACCAGATGTCCAGGCTCAGCCGGCATTCCAGCAGCGATACGCCGTCGGCGCCGGTTTCCACCGTCTCGATCCGCCCCCAGCTGGCATTGGGATAGGGCGTGCGGCGGTCGCGCCGGGCGGTCAGCCGCACCGGATCGCCCAGCACGGCCCGGATCGCCGGATCGGCCTTGAGCGCCGCATCGATCACGGCGCGCAGCCCCGCTTCCGGCCCGTTCACAGCGTCACCCGGCGATAGGGCGCGATCAGGCTGCCGGCGACCGGCGGCAGCGCTTCGCCGCCCTCCGACATGGCTCTCACCAGCTGCAGGATCGCCTCGCGCAGCGGCGCGGGGACATCGGCAGGCTGGTCGCCATAGCCGGCGCGGAAACGGATCTCGATCCCGCCCGCCGCGCGGCCCGGCTCGGGCCAGACCGTGTCCGGCTTCAGCGCGATGCGTCCCGGATCGGCCATCGTGTCCACAAAAAACGCCGCCGGATCATGATCCGACGGCGTGCCGTCTGCATCATATGTGGTGATCGCCTCCAGGGCGATCAGGGGCGGTCTGGGCAATCGGAACTGCGTGCCGAACGCCACCAGCCGCCCGTCCCCGTCCCAGCGGTCCCGCCGCTCGACCCAGGTCTGGGCGAGAAGCGCCCGCCCCGTTTCCCGCTCGACGCGCTCACGGGCCGCCGCTATCCATTGGTTGATCGCATCGTCATGCACATCATTGCCGATGCGCAGCCGCAGCTTGGCTTCGGCCAGCGTGACAGGCTCCGCGGAGGGCGGAGTGTGGAGTGTGAGGGACATTCTGGGACCTCGCAAAACGTATTGTCATCCCGGATGGATGCCCGGCCTTGAGCCGGGCGTAAGTCCGGGACCCATAACCCCGGTGATCGTCCGGCTGGCGCGGATAACGAGCCTGCTTGCAGCCAGAAGCGGTGCGTATGGGTCCCGGCGCTGCGCCCCGCCTGCGCGGGGCATCCGGCCGGGATGACAAGGAAGGGTGGGCGGGCGCCTCTACGACGTCCCGAACTTCAAGAGCTTGATGGCTTCGAAGTCCTGTACGCCGCCGCCGACGCGTTTGGTGGTGTAGAAGAGGACGTAGGGTTTGGCGGAATAGGGATCGCGCAGCACTTCCACGCCCTGGCGATCAACAACGAGATAGCCCTTTTCGAAGTCGCCGAAGGCGATGGCAAAGGCGTCCGAGCCGATATCGGGCATGTCTTCCGCCTCGGTGACGGGATAGCCCAGCAGGGTCGAGGTGCCGGCTTCGCTGAGCGAGGGCTGCCAGAGATAATTGCCGTCGGCATCCTTGAAGCGGCGCACGGCGGAGACGGTCTGGCGGTTCATCACGAAGCGGCCGCGGGCGCGATAGGCGGTCTTGGGTGCATAGACGAGATCGATCAGCGCGTCGGCCGGGTCGCCGGAGTCGAAGCCGCCATCGGTACCGGTGGCGACATAGCCCATCTCGCCCCAGGCCTGTGTGCCTTCGGCGGCCTTGGTGTAGTTGAGGAAGCCGCGCGGCTTGCCCGAACCATTGCCGGAGACGAAGGCCGCGCCCTCCTGGACGGCGAAGACATCGCGCACCTCTTCCGCCAGCCATTGCTCGATATCGACCATGGCATCGTCCAGCAGCTGCTGGGTGGCGGCCGGCATGGCGTAGAGTTCGGCGCAGGGGAAATCGATCAGGTCCAGCGTCGGACTGTCCGTCTCCGGCCGCGCGGCCGTCTCGGCGACCCAGCCGGTGGCGGCCCCGCCCTTGGAGACGGGTTTGCGGAAGATGCCGGCCGAGGTCTGGCGCACCGACGCGATGGCGCGGATCGGCGAGGCTTCGGTCAGGAGGCGATCGATACGCGCCTCGGTCTCGGCCGGCACGACATAGCCGCCATCGGCGTCCGAGCCTGCGCTGGCGGACTTGCCCTCGTTCAGCCCCGCCGCATCGCCGCGGCGCATATAGTCCGACCAGGCGGCCGAACCGGCATTGGCCGGAGCGCCGTCGAGACCGGGACGGGCGCGGTCGAGCAGGAGGCGGTCGAGGGCGGATTTCTGTTGCGTCAGGGCCGCGTCGATGCGGGCGACCTTGTCGTCCAGCAGCACGTCGGACGAGGCCTTGGCGTCGATCTCGTCGAGCCGGGCGTCATTGGCCTCCTTGAAGGCCTCGAAAGCGGCCAGCACCTCGCCCAGCGCGGCCCGGGTTTCCGCCGAGACCGGCGTCATCTTGGTTTCCTTGGTCATGGATTTTTCCTTTTGAGTGTTTGAGTGAAGGAGGTCAGGCGGCCACGGCAGGCCGGACGAGCCGCAGGCGGGCCTGCGGCAGCATGGGGAAGGTCACGATGGAGACCTCCCAGAGATCGATGTCGAAAAGATCGCGGCCGCGCGGCTTGCGGGCAGCGGACCGGCGGGTGCGAAAGCCGATGGAAAGACCGTTCACCGCACCGCGGGCCACCAGGCCGGCCGCGGTGCGTCCGCGCGGGCCCTCGGCCAGGATCTCGCCGGTGACGAACAACCCGCGCCGGTCCTCGCGCAGCCCGGTCCACACGCCGACCGGTTCGGCCGGATCGTGCTGGAACAGCATGGGGATCGAGGTCTTCGCCCGCAGCGTCCGGGCAAACGCGCCGCGATGCACAACATCGCCGGCCAGGTCCGCCAGCCCGAACAGGCTCGCATGACCCTCGATCAGGAGGGGTTGGGGCATGATGAAATCTTCCTTGAATTTGCGATGTCATCCCGGCCGGATGACCCGCGCAGGCGGGCCGCAGGGCCGGGACCCATACGCTCGCTTTTGGCCGGAGGCGGATCCGATTTCGGCGGCAGCTGGAGGCGCACCGGGATTATGGGTCCCGGACTTTCGCCCCGCCTGCGCGGGGCGTGCATCCGGGATGACAATGACGGGTCTGATGAGGCGCCCCGCCTACTCCTCCATCCGGCGCTCGATGCGCACCAGGCTCTCGCGGGCGAGGCGCATTTCGGCTTCCAGCCGGGCCAGGCGTTCGGCGAGCGGGCCGGCGCGGTCATTGTCGTATTCCAGCTGGTCGAGGCGTTCGGCGACGCGGCCGGACCAGATCAGCGCACCGGCGCTTTGCAGGCCGATGGCAAGGAGGACGCCGGCGGTGACCTGGCGCTGCAGCGTCCAGCGGGGCATCTCGTTCATGGCGTCGCCTCCGGATCGGGCAGCTCGGCCTCGATGGTCAGCGTCCCGCCGAACCAGGGCTGCAGCCAGACCGACAGCGCCCGCGCGGTCTTGCGCACCAGCGGTGTCACGGTCTGGCGGATGAAGGCGAGATTGGCCTCGCGATAATTGGCGTAGGTGTTGTCGCCGGGCAGGCCGAGGATGAGCGGCGGCACGCCGAAGGCCAGCGCGATCTCGCGCGCGGCCTCGCGCCGCGCCTCGATGAAGTCCATCTCCGCCGGGCTCATCGCCATCGGCTTCCAGTCCAGACCGCCCTCCAGCAGCAGCGGACGGCCGGCATTGGCCGCGCCGGTATGGGTGTTGGCCAGCTCGCCCTTGAGGCGTTCGAACTGGTCCTCGGTGAGATGTCCGTCGGCGCCGTTGAAGACCAGCGCACCGGAGGGCCGCGCCGCATTGTCCAGGAGCGCCCGCGCCCAGTCCGCCCCGGCCGTGTGCAGATCGACCGCCCGTCCCGCCGGTTCCAGCGGCGAGAGACCGTAATGATCGTCGGACGGATGGAAGAGCCGCATGTGGAAAACCTGTGAACGGCCTGTGGACGGATCGCGCTCGAAGCGGCGCTTGTATCCCCCGGCGCCATACTCCCAGCCGGTGGGCCAGCCCGTCGGATCGGCCAGCACACGCATGCGATCCGGGCGCAGGCTGAAGAGCTCGCGCGGTTCACCGTCCAGGGTAACGAGCTCGAGATAGCCATTCCCCGCCAGCTGTAGATAACCGTAGAGCTTTTCCCACAGCTCGGGCCCGGAGGTCTCGGCATTGGGCCGGTCGAGGAGGCGCTGCACGGCCGGATCGGAGGCCCGGAACGGCACGTCGGCGGCGGCCTCGACGATCAGCCTGACGCAGCGATTGGCCACCGCATTGCGCGCATAGCCCGCCTCGATCTGCGCCGGCAGCGCCCGCGGCAGCCAGCGCGACACCCGCCCCGCCGCCAGCGAGACCAGCCGGCTGGTCGCAGCCGTCTTCACATCCCGGCCGAAAAGCCGGGAAAACCAGTTGGACATGGTGTGTCCTTTCTTTTTTTGAGTGTCGATCGGGCAGCACCGGGATGCCCCCCTCATCCGCCCTGCGGGCACCTTCTCCCCGCAGGAGAAGGGGTTTCGTCGTGCCGGACGCAAAGTGACCTCCCTCTCCCCGGGGAGAGGGTCGGGGAGAGGGGGAAATCCCGCTCTCGGAAAACTACATCCACCGCATGCGCGGGGCGCCGCGGGTGCCGACCAGCAGATCCGTCAGGGCCCAGACGAGGGCGTCGACGCGGTCGGGGCTGGTGCCGCCGGCCTCGGGTGAGCCGAAAGCGCACATCTGGTCCTCCAGGGCGGCAAAGCGGCCGGCATGCTTCACCCGCCCGGCGGCATAGAGGGCGGCGACCGGTTCGGCGCGCACATGCTTGCCGCGCGTGGCATGGACCAGCCTGACCGGCAGGGCGGCGTCGGCGGCCTTGAGCACCGAGCGCACCATTTCCCCGCCCTGATTGGCCTCGGCGATCACGCTGTCGGCGCTGAAACTGTCGAAGGCCGACGCCACGCGTGTCGCCCAGTCGGCCGGCATGGCGGGCCCGAAGGACATGTCCGCCAGCACGACACCGCGCCGGCCCGGCCCCTCGCCCGCCGCGCCTGCCACCACGATGCCGCACTCGTCCGAGCGCGGTCCGCCCGAGGCCGGCGGGTCGACGGCGACCACGATCCGGTCGAGATCGGGCACGGTTTCGGCAAAACAGGCCTCCACCTGGCGGCGGCTCCACAACGCGCCGGGCGGATCGTCGATCAGAATGCCCTCGATCTCCTGCCGCCCCAGCGCCGAGCCGCCATAGGCAGCATTCATCGCGTCGAGAAAGCCCGGTGCCAGATTGGCCGCATTGTCCGCGGTCGGCTGATGGCTCAGCTTCACACCGGCCTGTTTCACCAGGCGTTTCAGCGCCGGGATCGGCCGCGGCGTCGTGGTCAGCATCAGGCGCGGATGATCGCCCAGGCGCAATCCCATGCGCAGCGTGTCGATGACGCGCTGCGGGTTCGACCAGGCGGCCATTTCATCGCCCCAGGCAAAATCGAACTGCGGCCCGCGCAGCCCGTCCGCATCCTCGGCAGAGAAGGCATAGCCCACCGCCCCGCCGGGCCAGACAACGCGTTTGCGGCTGGCCTCATAGCGCGGCCGGCCCGCCTCCGGTCCGATATTCATCAAGCCGGACGGGCCCTCGATCATCACTTCGCGCACATCGTTGAAGGTCGGCGCAACCAGCGCGATGCGCTGGGCCCCGCCCTCCACCACGCCGCGCACCCATTCGGCCCCCGCGCGGGTCTTGCCCGCACCGCGGCCGCCCAGGAAAAGCCAGATCAGCCAGTCACCCTCAGGCGGGATCTGTGCCCTGCTTGGTTTCCAGAGACGCCAGTCGCGGCACATCTGCGCCAGCTGCGCTTCGCTCAGACTGTCCGTCCAGCGCCTTTGTACGTCGCAGTCTTGCGTGCTCAGCAAGTCGAGCAAGAAGTTCGGCCCGGGCTGCGGCGGGAGAGATCTCGTCAT